GCGGCTGGCGCGGTCGAAGGTTGCGGAGCCGGTCAGGTACTGCTTGCTGCCGTACAGGTAGCTTTCCGCAACGAAGGTCTTGCCGTTGTCCACTTCAAAGAACTTGACCTTGTAGATGGTGCCGAGTTCGTACTTCTGGACACGGGTGTCATCCTGATACTTTGCCACATCGATCCAGTGGGATTCAGCCGTCAGGTCGAAGTAGGTGTCATGGTCGATCTTCGCATGGTAGAAACCATCCGGGAACGGCTGAGCGCCCTTCTTCTTCAGCAGGCGGACCGCACGTTTGATCATCGCATAGCTGATCACGTTGCTGGCTCCAATACCGGCGCGGCTGGCAACGGAGCCGGGATACATGACGTTCAGGCCCGCATTGATCTGGTCACGGATGACCGTATCAATGGACAGTTTCGCCTGGTTGTTCAGCCGGTCGGAAACCGCCTGGGTCATGTTGTCAATGTGGTTCAGGTCAAATTCATCGGTAATCGCCACAAAGCCGCCGTAGGGCTTGGTCATCACAGAGAAGTCGGTCTCAGTGATCTTCTGACCGGCGGGCGTAACGCCTTCCTGAAGGGGAGTGGTCACGGCGGGCAGCTCGGTGAACCGATGGAAGTGGACATGCTTGCCGTTATGCTCAGGCTGTTCAATCATCTGGGCATCGATGGCATAGCCGAGGTTGGGCTGGACATTCTTCAGCGCCCGTCTCTGGAAATAGTCCTGAAGAGTCGGGGCAACGCCAGCGTCATAGGATTTCATGATGTTGGTATACGGCATGGTAACACGCTCCTTTTAAATCTGGTAGCGCGCTCCCCCTTTGATCTTCTTTTCAAGCTTGTCGAACTGTTCATCACTCATACTTGCTATGGTAGATTTTTCCGACCCGCTTGCCCCGTTCGGGGAGCGCATCGGAGCAGGTGGCTTCTTCTTCGGTTTCGCCTGCATCTGCTCGGCAACCTGGTAAAAATCCATCTCTCCTGCGATAACTGCGTCTTTGACTTCGGGGTTGTTGTTGAACTCGGCGATCACGTCCGGTCCGCCCTTGGCCCTGATCCTGTCTGCCTGTTTCTTCAGCTCATCGATCCTGGCCTCGGTCTTTGCCGTCCTGATCTCCTGTTCCCGGGAAACGAACTGGCCGTTCTCGCTCCGGGGCTGTTCCTGCTTCCGCTCCGCTGCCGGTGCCTGTCCCTGACGGAACCGCACAAGCTCACGGGCTGTCTCGATGTCCGCTACCTTCCGGCTGCGGACCAGCTCCTGCGCTTCGTCCTCGATCATCCTTTCCCGGATCGGAGCCATCTGCTGGTCAAACATGGCCTGCATCCTGGCTTCCGTTTGTGCCACGGCTTTCGCCACAGCCTTTTCCACCCGCTTCTTGATCCACCCCGGCTCCGTGGTACCCTTCGGTTCCGGTTCTTCCTCTGGCTCCTCGGCGGGCGCTTCCTCTTCCTCCATTACGGAGTCAAGGGGTTCGGACTCGTCCGGTTCTTCGACCAAGTCTTCCTGAAGCGTGTCGTCCGCTTCGACTTCGGTCTCTTCATTCTCGACCATGGTCTCCTCGTAATCCATTACGGATCTCCTTTCGCGCATCCGTGAAAACGCGGCCTGCGTGTAATATCAAAAACCCCGTGAAAACGCGGGGCCTTTGTCAGGAAGTTATGTGGGGAGCGGTGCCCCCGTTGGTACGCCGAGCATGTTCCTCGACTGGTTCACCACAGCGTCAGCGGTGTTCGGTCCGCCGCCTGCCTCGGCGATCTTCATCTGTCCCCCGGTATTATTCACCGGAGCGCCGCCGCGCCTCGCGCTCATCTGGGCAAGGGCGTTGGTCATGTTGTTCGTGGCCTGCCGCAGGTTCTGGTTCTCCGCCTGCATCTGCTCCATCTGCTGGCTCATCTGTGCTACCTGCTGCTGAAGCTGCTGCATCTGTTCCTGATAATGTTCGTTCTCCCGGATGACCGGCAGGATCTTGTCCTTGCCGTCCAGGTTCAGGATCTGGAACAGGCTGGAAAGCGGGAAGAACTGCTGGGCCTGTGCCGACATAGTGTAGGCTTCCATAAACATCTGGTTCTGGTCGGCGATCCGCTGCGGATCCCGGGAAGAAACCTCGATCTGCACGGTATACGGCGGCGGATTCACCGCGCCCTTCGACTTCGTGCCGAACAGCTTCTTCGGATCGATCTCCAGCTCCCTGCGGCCCTGCCGCCCGGTGATCATGATCGTCCGGTCATTATCGTAGAACTGGCTTGCCAGCCAGACGGCCTGCTCATACATATCCTTGCTGCCGTACTTGAGCTGTTCGACACGCATGGAAGCGACTTTACCACCGGCCTGAATCAGGGAGTTGATCGCCTTACCGGAAACAATGCCGCCCGTGGTTTCGCCCCGGGTGAACTGGTTCGCCCCGGAATCGGCCTTCAGGTCGGATTCAAACATCGTCATCAGCTGGGTAATCGTCCCGTTGAACGGCTGGTTCTGCATCCAGTTCCACGCATCGCCCTGGGTAATCTGATCGCCTTCGATCACGTCCGTCTCCCAGTCGGTGAGAGCGTCCTTGTCAATGCCGGAACCGCGCCGGACAAGCATGCGTCCTTTGCTGCTCATCCTTGCGTTCATGTCTGCATAGGCGGCATAGCGGTTGATATACCGCATCATCGGTGCAAGCTCATGCACAAGGCCTTCGCCCACAAGGGAGCCTTCGATGCTGTCGTGAACATCCAGCACGAACGGATACCGGCCATGCTCATACACGTCACGCTGAATGTCCAGCAGTGCATTCCCTGCGGCGTAGGCAACGTTGATGGTATATCTCCGGCTCTTCGCGCTGTACTCGCGCCACCAGTATTCAATCAGCAGCGCCCGCTTTTCATCGCTGGCATGGTCGGCATCTTCCTGGCCTTCGGTCATACCCACGTTGTTGTGCGTACCGTCATCAGCGGTCACATAGCGCCCGTCCTCCGGCCAATGCTCCGCGTACCATGAAAGCGGATGCCAGGATACCTTCATCACGGCACGGCAGTCATCCAGCCGCTCCGCTGTCGGATCCCACAGGAAGGCTTCCAGCGGCCAGCGGATCAGCGCGATCTCGCCCTTGCCGTAGTTCATGTCAGGATCCCAGGCAACCTGTGTGATCGCGGTACCCGTGGCATAGAAGTCTTCACACCGCCGGTAATGGATCTGCTCATAATCGTTCGCGCAGTACATGACGTAGTGAAGGATATCCTGAAGGTCATCTGCCGCGTCCTGCATGGCCATGGTTTCCGGAAGAAGCTTTGCTTCCGGCATGGACAGCATCTGGTCGGCAACCACGTTATTGATCGTGCTCTTGAGCGTTTGGAGCTGAAGCGTCTTCTTCCCGTTCTTTTCCTGCTCACCGTGGATATCCTGGTCAGGATCCTCCATGTGCAGGATCTTCCGGCATTTCTTCGCTTCTTCGTGGTAAGGCCGGTTCAGCTCCTCAAAGATATCCAGCCGGTCATAGATGACTTCCAGCAGTTCTTTCTGGTTCTCATCCAGCGGCTGCTCCTCAAGGTAGGTAACCTCCTGAAGCTCTCTCTCTTTATTCGTCATGCGCTCATCTCCTATTGAGTCGCGGCGGGGCATACGGGAACGAAAAAACAGAATCTCCTTTTTTCGTTTATTTGCACGCCGGTCCCCGCCGCGTTACTCGTCAAATGGGCTGAAAGGTTTGTACTCTCTCGGCGGTTTCTTTGTCGGCGCGACCGGGTGGTCCATGCAGACATACCGCAGTTCATCGTAAATATGCGCTAATGGTCCTCCGCATCGGAATCCACGTCTTCCGGTTTCTTTGTCGAATACGGAAGTGTCGGGAACGTGCGGAGGAATTCCTTGCAAGTGTTGAATACCTGTAGCTTCGGCCTGCCGTCCTCATCGAACCGCAGGCGCTCATGGATCTGCATCTTTCCGGGAAGCCGCGCATGGTCTCCCTTGCTGAACAGCACACCACGGTGCCTGCCCATGAACCCCGGTGCCATCTGGTCGGCAACCGAATCACCACGGCTTTTGTCAAAGATGGCCGGATCAGCCACACGCAGAATGCGGATGTTGTCGCGGATCTCTTCTGCCTCGCGTTCAAGGATGCCGTCCGCGATCTGTACCGGTGTCAGTTCAATACCGACATTCGCCTGTTTCGGTTTACAGCCGTACCACTCGCGGTACCTGTAAAGGGTTCCCGCCCACGGCCCGGAAGGGCACATCGCATACCAGCCGCAGGAAAACGGACGGCTGAAACCGTGGTCGAAGCCGAAGAACCTCGGCCAGTCCTGCGGTATCGGGAACGGATCGACAACATGCGTCCAGAGCCGGTCCTCATAGTGGTCCTTCAGATCCCGCCATTCCAGGAAGACCATGCCTTCAAAGCTGTCCCAGCGCCCGTTGAGAAGACTTTGCTTCAGCGCCTCCGGCTTCTGTTCAAGCTCAAAAATATAGTCCTCGGTAATGTACGGGTTTTCCATCGCCAGGGAAGGGATGTACTGTGTGCGGATCACCTTTTCCTTGTGAAGGGCTTCCGAGTAGATCCGCTGTTCCTGGATCTCCATGTAGGGTCCAGCGTCCACGAACATCTTCTTCACCCAGCCGTGGCCGATGTTCCCCGGGTTACTGGCCGAGCGGACAATCGGTACAACGCCGAGTGACTTCTTCGCACGAAGACGGGTCTTCAGGAAATCGTAGATGCTCTGTTCAAAACTCGTCAGCTCGTCAAAGTACAGGAACTGAATCTCAATACCAGAATACTTGAACCGGTCAGCCTCATTCTCGCAGTGCCGGAACAGGATCTTCGATCCGTTGATCAACCGGAATTCATGACGGCCAGCATTGTATGTTGCCAGCTTCTCAGGATAGCTTGCCTGCGCTTCCTTGATGTCCGTGTCTTCAAGCTCACCATAGCTG